CATCAGAAAAACCTAAAGAGCCTGAAGAGGGGAAAAAACCCGGTGGATTTATGAAGACCTTTGGTGTGTTTTTCAAAATGTTGAAGGGGTTTGTTGGTATTTTGTTGGCAATTGCAATTCCAGCGTTAGCACTCCTCTTAAACAGTCCAGTATTTAAAATACTTAAAAAAGCTCTCTTCGATTTCATTGACTTCTTCTTTGAAGAAATTTTTCCAATTTTAGTAGTATTGAAGGACAAATTTTTTGTGGCTATTGACAAGATAAGGAAGTACTTTGACGAAAATGTTCTTCCAATTTTGAAAGATGTGAAAGATAAACTTTTTGGCGTTCTCACAGATCTATACGATAAAGTTATCGAACCAATATACGATTTTTTTGAAGAATTTATGACAAGAGAGGGTGGTGGATTTGACATACTATTGAAAGGATTAGAGACGGCATTTAGTAACTTCAAAGCCATGTTTGACGATATAATCAATGTTATATCATCTTTGTTAGACGGCGATCTCGCTGCGGTTAAAGATCATATATTGAGTCTTGGTGCAAATATATTGAAAGCAGTAAAAGATAATATTGATACAATAATTGAATTTGTTTTGGGTATGTTTGGAATGCAGGCAAAAGAGGGACAAGGTGGGATGTCTATGTTAAAAGATGTAGTAAAGGGTTTTTTCAAATCCATAGTTGATAAAATATCAGGTGTTTTCGATGGACTGACTAAAAGTATATCAACTGTTATTCAAGATATAATGTCAGGTATACAGAATATTGCTAGAGATATAATTGGGGATACCTTGGGCGACAAAATATTTGGTAAGAGGGCTGTTAAAGACCTGTCAGTGGAAGAACAACAAGAGGAACGTAAAGACCTCACAGATGATATGAAAGACACACGAAAGGAAGCCCTCGAAAAAGGAAAAGACCTAAAGGAAGCCAAGCTTGAACTGGAAAAATTTGAAGCAGAAGCCAAAGCGAAGGGTGGATTTGATAAAATACAAAAGAGCGGCGCTGGTCTTTCTCAAAATGATATTATAGAAGCAAGAGAGGCGCTACAAGTAGCAAAAGATGAAGAAAAAGAAGCAGCAGAAAAATTAAAAGCCGACCAAGAGCGATTGCAGAAAATTAACGCTAGTCTTAATGCTCCTGCTCCAGAAAAACTCATTGAAGCTAAAATGGAACAAACTTCTGAAGCTAAAATGGAAAAAACTTCTGACGACGAAAAATCTGATGGTAAGGCTGCAAACGAGATTAAAGAAAACGCTGCAAAACAAAATACTCCGGCACCGGCACCGATGATCGTCACCGACAACTCTAAAGTTGAAAACAAACAGAACCAGACTGTTCTTGAACATGGTAAAGTGTTAGAAGACCCGTCGGCGGGAGGACGTGCGGGGAAGGCAATTGCCGGTGTTCACTAAAAGAAAACCCCTCACCAATTTCTCAGTGAGGGGTTTATAGTAAACCAGATTAGTTTACCCTTCAGCCAACTTCTCAAAGTATGACATAGCGTCATCACCATCATCTGCCGAAACAGTCGGTGCTGGTTTTGGTTTAGTGTTGACCTTAACAGGTGCAGTAGGTTCATCTTCCATGAGAGTTTCTACTGTGCTTGTCTTGGTTACACCAGACAGGACCATATCAAGACGAGTCTTCAACTCATCATAAGTCTTAAAGTTAGATGGTGCAGTGAACTCTGAGAGAGAATGTTCACTCCCCCAAACGCTCTCCAACTTGTCCTCATCATCAGACAATGCAGATGCACCATCAAAGGATGAGAGATCATAGTTCCAGTATCCATCTACCTTACGAAGCTTCAACTTGAAGTTCGCACCTTCCCAAAAATCAAATGGGTTGATAGGGTCTGTATCAGGAAATGGAGGTTGCATTGCTTCCATCACCTTGTCGAAAATCTTCTTACCATAACGATAGAGGAAGACCTTACCCTCGTTCTGAGGATTTGATGCATCACTCACCACATAGATGTTTGAGTAATATTGCAACTTACGCTTCTGCTTACGAGCAATCTCCTTATCAGACTCAATACCAGAGTTCCAGAGTTTAGAGTTATACTCCGACACAGGATCATTATTACCAAGCGTAGTCAATGAGTTCTCAATAAACCATTGACCAGTTGGCCCTTGGAAAGCGTGGTTCCAAAGTTTAACCCAAGGAAGGTCTTCACCCGTTGGTGCGGGCAGGAAACGAATGACAGCATAACCATTGCCGGTCTTATCCATCGTAGGTTTCCAAAGACGTTCATCAACGTAAGACTTCTTCTCTAGGGGGGCAGATTCTTTCTGGGCAGCACCCAACAGTGAATCCAAACTATTCTGCTTCTTCATTGCAGCTAACGACATTGTAGTCTCCTTATGTGTATGTATATTTCGTATGTTTAAGTATGTTTAAATGTATCATGATGTAGTAGAAATGTCAATACTCCTTTACTTATAATCGTTCAATAAAAGTTCTTTACAGAACTCTTCTTTCGACAAGCACTTTACATTGAGATGGTAGTCTTGCACAGTTGAACCATGCCAACTGTTAGTACCTTCTACTTTGCAATCTACCCAATAAAAGGTTCTGTCCTTATACTTGTCAAAAAGTTCAGTCATTTGGTTCATCCAATTTACAGGATCAAACCCTTTAGCAGAGGCAGGCAAATAGTTGTCTGTCCCTTTATATATGTTATTAATTGGTTCATCGTATGCACTCAAATCAAATCCTAACATATAAATCTCTTCTGCATTCTGTTCATGACACGCACATAACAAAGCCATATTACCAGTTGATAGATTAGGATTACCAACATCCACTATGTTGTCATTCTCATTTACATAGGTAATCCAGATTCCAATATCCTTTTCCATCTTGAGTTTGAGATCATCCATGTCTAAACTTGGATGCATCTTTATCATATACTCAATAGACTCATGAACCGTTGCAGGGTCTTTGCCAGATATCACACACTGGTCAGTTTTGTTCTTACTCCTATGAATAAAGTTATCTGGTATATCAAATCCCATGAGCATCATATCAGCAACTTCTGCTGGAACAACACTCCAGTTTGAGAAATAACATTTACCCTCATAACCCGAATCATATATCTCTTGTTGCATACCGTAGTCCATAGCAACAAGATTGTCTGGTGCTGCGTCACGGTAAACGGCATTACATCCCCATGTCCTAGCATCAACCCATTTAGTATTTGGGTTGCACCAAGACCTAGACTCACCATTTCCCATGACAACAGCTTTACTCATGACCGTAGTGCTTCCCAACTCACAGGAAAGGTGTCAGCTGACAACTTATCAATTTGGTCAGCAACCATCTGTGTCTCTACCTGTGCATCTGGTTTACATCGTAGATTACATACACGGGCAAATGCGTACAGTGTACCACTCCAATACCATTCGGTATTCATTGACTGTGGAAGGACCATACGAGCCTGTTCTGGACACACACCCTTTCTTAGCAACTCCTCATATGTCCACTTACATTTCTGCATTGCTTGTTTGTATGCATCCACCATAGCAGGACCACTAGAACCAGCAGGATTGATATCAATCTCTACACTCGACGACCCCTGCTTCTTGTTATCTGCCTTACCTCTCCAGATAAGAGGGTAATAGAAAGTTGGTTCATCATCCACATATCGCCTTGACACCTCATTCCATGTTAAACCAATCTGATGCTTGACCAACTGTCTTGCAACAAATATAGGAGCTTTGATATGAAACTGTAAAGACGCATGACCAAAGGGACTCCAATGATTATGCTTTGCAAGATAGTTAATCAGTTTAGTGTCTTTATCATTATCAAAATTATCATGCACCTTTGCAAAAGAAACACGGGCAGCATTCACCACTGACAAATCACTTCCCATGCTATCAACTAATGTAACATCCATCACTTCAACAAATCCTCATGTTTTGCTTGTTTTTCTCTTCTCATATTATTCAACTCTGCTCCAGATTTCTTACCACCTAAATATTTTGGAATTGAAGCAGATTTACTTTCTGTATATTTCTCTAACCATCTTTTCATTCTACTGAACATGACTGCTCCATAAAAAATGGTGCCGGTGGTAAGAATCGAACTCACAACCTATTGCTTACAAAGCAATTGCTCTACCGTTGAGCTACACCGGCACACACTAATTACCGCTTATTGTTGCGGCGTGGACGAAACCCTGACGGGCGTTGAGTTGCGAGTTTCTGAACTCGTTCACCTAGTTCCTCATTGGTTTTCACCAACTCGGCATTATCGAATTCTAGACCACGAACACGATCAAGAAGTCCACCTACCTGAGAGGCGAAGAAACCTTCTTCACGGATTGCGGGGTCACCATCTAAGTGTACTGTTACTTCCATTTGAAGTCTCCATTACAAGGGTTGCTGCCGTCATGCACGACAGTTAACATAATATTATAATACTACAGTTCATTGAATATGTCAAGTACTTATATAGGTAATTTTGCTTGACGAGGAAGAAAGTTTAGTTCTCTTGCATCTGCTTCAATCTTTTCTTTTAGTGCTTTTGAAATTAGGGAATTGACGCCTTCTAGTTCTAGTCCTTCTTTTTGACAATACCAAATGACGGCATCCATGTGAGTTATTCTTTTCTCTTTCACAATATTTTCAATCTTCATACAAAATGTCTTTGGCGTATTAAGTGGCATATTGTTTCCATTCTAAAATTATAAGTTGGGGAGTTAACCGTGACCCCCCACGGATGTATTACGGCATCACCCGTTATAGGTGGTAGGTTATTCTGTTGCCAAGGAACCTACCGAAACTCCGAACACTTACTGCTTACGCAGCAAGAGCCATGGGTGCAAAATTATCATTTGCGTATAGTTTATGACCTATAAGGTGGTCAATCCACAGTTCTCCACTTCTCTATTTAACACCTGTCGATCCTGTTTCGCCCCCATCATCAGAACAGAGCAATTCACTTGCTTTCGTTTCCCAAACCCAAGGAAAAATCCCGTGAATGATTAAAACAAAGGATACACTAAAAGCTCTAAACATGTGTCCGAAGTATGTGTAACCTGTGTCTTTTAAATGTTTCATTTCTGTTCTCATGGTGGAGGCGTTGGGTACTGCCCCCAAGTCCAGTCTGTCGTTCGATCTGTTTCATCAAACTGTATCTTATTTATACCATATGGGAATGTATTTGTCAATACCTTTTTTCAAATTCCTTTGTCTTCTTGGTATTTTCCAGCAGCAAGAACAAATCCAATATGTTTATCTGGTTCATTTATTTTTGCTATAGACAACACTACACTATCTATTTGTCTAAAATCTTTGTATTCTACAAGAAGAGCCTTGACATAAAACGGTAGAGGCATAGGCAAATTTATACAATATTTTAAACTTGTAAGAGCATACATTCTTGCAAGAACTTCCTCTTCACTTATTGTGTCGGCCTTTACTATTTTTAGAATTGTCTCTTCATCTTTACAAACAGTAATTGTTACAACTGTAGAACCCTTTGACCATATGGTAACCTCTTTTGCTGATGCAGCATTAGGGGAGTATACTAGGAAGGCGATTATTATCACCGCTAATAAATACTTCATTTTTCTTTCTCCATTCTGCAATAGTTTCGATGAGCAAAGGAAGATAGTCATATTTCTCTTTTACAAACTCTTGCACAGTTCCATCTTCAGTGACAACAAGAATTACCACTTGAGTAACCCTTATGCCTGTTCTCTCACCAAACATTTCTGCATATGCCGAACCTTGGATATAGTAGTTCTCATTCCAATCGTCTGTGCGTTCTCTTGTTGAGGTCTTGAAGTCAATAATTGACAACTTTCCCTTATAGTTCGCAATACAATCTGCTCGACCAGCAATTTTATATTTATTACTATACAACCCGCACTCTTGAGCATATATATTATTTATATGACAAAGAGCCTTTTCTTTGAGCTGGTTAAATAAACACATAGGAAGAAAGTGTTTCTTATGCTTCTCCCACTTATTAGGCCAGTCAAGGTGTACATTGTTGAGGTAGTCTTCACACATAGCATGAACCTTCGTACCTCTTGCAGCAGCAGTTCTTGCAATGTGATTTGCGACATCCTCACCAACACGCTTACGCCACTCAAACAGTCCCTGCTTATTACGGACTGATAGAACGGTGGTGATGGATGGATACTTGTTGCCCTCTGGTGTTTCATACAGACGAACACCGTTAGTGGTTTTTGCTGAAATTTCTGGTAGAGAAATTTGGTCGTGGTCAAACATTTTAGGTTCCATTATGCTAATGCTCTAACTCTCTCTACTAATCTATCTGCTCTATTTGTTACTTGACGATACCACGCCGAATCAACCATCTCATCTGCTGCCTGATTCCAATCCCTTGTATCCACACCACGTTTCATTCCAGCAAACTTGGATAGTCTTGGACGCCCAAGGTTGAACATCATATTGGCAATCACTTGTTGAGCTTCTTCTGGCAAAGTGTGGAAGTCTGAGTAAAGGATGTGGCAGTCTCGCAAGACGCTTTGGATATCCGACTCGAAGGCTTCAGCGACTCGCTCAGAAGAAACGGGGGTGCCCAAGTCAAGGGATTTTTCTGGGTCAAATTTCTTAACAAGATGACCGATACCAAAAGTAGCGTAACCAAGATGGTCATTATAAATCTTGTACTCACATCCTTCATCCACTTCCAATTGTTCTCTAAGTTGTTCAATGTTCATTTTGTTTCTCCGGCAAATTAACATTAGCTGTTAGGATTCTGCTCTCTCCATCACCAGAGAAAGGCATCACTACATAATTTAACCAAGATGGAAACATAATCATTTTTCCAACTTCTGGTTTAAGATATTGTTCTGTGACAGGTTTTAAAAATGAGGCTTCACTGATACTTCCCCATGAGAGGTGTGTGTATCCCCCATTGGTTACTTCTTCTTTGCCATCATCGAAAGTGCCATAATCGGCAAACTCAACCTTTCCAGCAACTTGTTCTGGCACTTTGAGATATAGAATACAAGACAACTCTCCATCTGTATTGCCTTGTTGAGTAGTACCAGAAAAAATTCTTTCAATGCTCATGGAATGCATTTTAGGATTGTATTCTCTGTGTTCATCACCTGTGATCGATGGAGCATAT